ATGGCACATCAGTTGCCGCCGGACGGGGGGTGGCGGTCTTGGGTCATTCTGGGGGGGCGCGGCGCGGGGAAGACCCGGGCCGGGGCGGAATGGGTGCGCGCCGCGGTCGAAGGATCGCGTCCGCTGGACCCCGGTCCTTGCAGGCGGGTGGCGTTGATCGGCGAAACGCTTGATCAGGTGCGCGAAGTCATGATCTTCGGCGAGAGCGGGATCATGGCCTGTTCGCCGCCAGACCGGCGCCCGGTCTGGTCGGCGACGCGCAAAACCCTGCGCTGGCCGAACGGGGCCGAGGCAATGGCGTTTTCCGCGCATGACCCGGAATCGCTGCGCGGGCCCCAGTTCGATGCGGCCTGGGTGGACGAGCTGGCCAAGTGGAAGAAGGGGCAGGACACTTGGGACATGCTTCAGTTTGGTCTGCGGTTGGGGCAGCGGCCGCAGGTCTGTGTCACCACGACGCCGCGCAATGTCGGGGTGCTGAAAGACCTTCTTCAATCGCCATCAACGGTTGTGACCCACGCCAGCACCGAGGCCAACAAGGCCAATCTGGCAAAGTCCTTTCTGGAAGAGGTCAAAGCCCGTTATGACGGCACCCGGATGGGTCGCCAGGAACTGGAGGGTGTGCTGCTTGAGGATGTCGAAGGGGCGTTGTGGACCCGTGCTGCGCTGGAGGCGCTGCGCGTGAGCGACCTGCCCGACTTTGACCGCATCGTGGTCGCCGTTGATCCGCCTGTGACGGGAAAGGCCGGTTCGGATGAATGTGGCATCGTGGTCGTCGGCGCGCAGATCAGCGGGCCGCCGCAGGATTGGCGCGCCGTCGTGCTGGACGATTGTTCCGTACAGGGCCTGGGACCGCTGGGTTGGGCGCAGGCCGCGGTGCGTGCGATGGAAAAGTGGGGCGCAGATCGGTTGGTAGCCGAGGTCAACCAGGGCGGCGACATGGTGGAAACGGTGCTGCGGCAGATCGATGCGCTGCTTCCGGTCACCAAGGTTCATGCGGCCAAAGGCAAGATTGCCCGGGCCGAGCCTGTGGCGGCGCTGTACGAACAAGGGCGCGTGCGGCATGCGCGCGGGCTTGGCCTGCTTGAGGATCAGATGTGCCGGATGAGCCAGCAAGGCTATGTCGGCAAGGGTAGCCCGGACCGGGTCGATGCGCTGGTCTGGGCGCTGAGCGATCTGCTGATTCTGCCGGCCGCCGTATGGCGTCGACCGCAGGTGCGAACGCTGTAGTTAAGCGTTGTTAACCAGCTGCTTCTAGGGTGATTTTTGAGGATGGCAGGCGCACCTGTCAACAGCCCCGGAGGGGCAGAATACCAAATGGCCCCGGCGGGGCAGATTACCAAACTGCCCCGGAGGGGCAGATTACCGAAGAGAGCAAATGGATCGGGCGGGGGCCGTGTCGTGGCCCCGGCGGGGGTGACCCTTTGCCCGGACGATACCAGAACCTGAGGAGCGACACGAATGGTCTTTCAATTCCTGAGACGCGGCGCAAATGCAGATGTGCCCGAGGTCAAGGCAAGCGCAACGGGCCCGGTGGTGGCACATCTGGGTACCGGTCGCGTGGCGTGGAGCCCGCGCGATACCGCATCGCTGACACGGACCGGCTTTGTCGGAAATCCGGTCGGGTTTCGCGCTGTCAAGCTGATCGCCGAGGCGGCGGCTGCGCTGCCGCTCGTGCTTCAGGACCGGCAGCGCCGCTATGAAGATCACCCGGTCATGAGTCTGGTGCGCCGTCCCAACGGGGCGCAGGGGCGGGCGGAACTTTTCGAGGGGCTTTACGGTCAGGTGCTTCTGTCTGGCGATGGATACCTTGAGGCGGTGGTCGGAGATATGGCTGTCCCGCTGGAACTGCATGTGCTGCGGTCTGACCGGATGCGACTGGTACCCGGGTCGGACGGCTGGCCGGTGGCCTACGAATACGCCGTGGGCGGGCGCAAGCACAGGTTTGACGTGACCGGCGAAATCTCTCCAATCTGCCACATCAAGAGCTTTCACCCGCTGGACGACCATTACGGACTTTCGCCCATGCAGGCGGCTGCGGCGGCACTGGATGTGCACAATTCTGCAAGCCGCTGGTCCAAGGGTCTGCTGGACAATGCCGCGCGGCCTTCGGGTGCCATAGTCTATCAGTCGACCGACGGGTCCGGTGGGACCATGAGCCGCGATCAGTACGATCGTCTCGTGTCCGAGATGGAGACCCATCACCAGGGGGCACGGAATGCTGGCCGCCCGATGCTGCTGGAGGGCGGGCTTGACTGGAAGCCTATGGGGTTCTCCCCGGCGGACATGGAATTCCAGAAGACAAAAGAGGCGGCTGCGCGCGAGATTGCCGTCGCTTTCGGCGTGCCGCCAATGCTTCTGGGCATCCCGGGCGAGGCGACTTTTGCGAATTATCAGGAGGCGCACCGGGCCTTTTACCGTCTGACGGTTTTGCCGTTGGCAACCCGGGTTGCCGCCTCTGTCTCGACCTGGTTGTCGGCCTATGTGGGTGAGGCGCTGGAGTTGAAACCGGACCTGGATCAGGTGCCTGCGTTGGCGTCGGAGAGGGATGCGCAATGGGCCCGGGTTTCAGGTGCGGAGTTTCTGACTGCCGCCGAAAAGCGTGCGTTGCTTGGGCTGCCTGCGGTTGACGAGGGACAGGATGGCTGAGCGGCGGGTCGGGTTCGAAGCTTTCGACTGTACGCCGGGATTGCGGCTTGAGTCGCATGAGAGGCTTTCGGCGTTGCAGTTTGTCACGCTGAATGCGCGGTTGGAGCGGATCGAGGCGCTGATCGAGCGGCTGGAACGGCGGCTCTGGCTGACGGTCTACGGCGTGGTGGGCGTGATCCTGTCACAAGCGTTCCAGGGCTTGCTGGATGCGGTGCCGTAGCGCGCAAAATTTTTCAAAAATTTTGGCCAAAACTTTTTTGAAAAGTTTTGGGCGCAAGGAATGGAAAGGTTGGAACATGGATCTGGAACATAAATTCTGCCGCTTCGAATCCGAGGTGACAATGATCGACGGCACGAAGATCGAAGGATATGCCTCTTTGTTTGGCGCCTGCGATCAGGGCAATGACGTCGTTGCAGCGGGGGCATATCTCGCGTCCCTGCGGCAGCTGGCGTCAGAGGGGCGGGCGGTCAAGATGCTGTGGCAGCACGACCCCGCACAGCCCATCGGGATCTGGGATGAGGTGCGCGAGGACACGCGCGGACTTTACGTCAGGGGTCGGCTGCTGGAGAGCGTCGAAAAGGGACGCGAGGCGGCGGCATTGATCGCCGCAGGCGCTATCGACGGGTTGTCGATCGGATACCGGACGCTGAAGTCCGCGAAGAATGACAAGGGCCAGCGGCTCTTGACCGAACTGGAGCTTTGGGAAGTGTCGCTGGTGACCTTTCCGATGCTGCCCAGTGCAAGGGTGGCGTCGAAGGGTGAGTTCCTGGAAGACGCCACCCTGTGCAAGTTGGCGCAGGCGCTTGAGGGTGCGCGCCGGGAGATGGCCGGCCACTGACGCCAGCCTTTTAGCAAAGGACATCACTGAAATGACAACAGCCGAGACAAACTCTCGGGCCGGAGAAGATCCGTCTCCGGTCGTCCGGGTGGGCATCGCGATTGCGGGCCTGGTCGGAGATATCAAGGGCCTGCGGGCCGATCTTTATAAAAAGCTGCAACAACAGGAAGAGCGACTGACCATGCTTGATCGAAAATCCCTCCGTTCGGCGCGCTCTGCGCTGTCTGCTTCTGCCGATCTGGCCGCACCACACCAGAAGGCGTTCAACGCTTATCTGCGCTCGGGGGACGATGATGGCATGCGCGGTCTCGAGATTGAAGGCAAGGCCATGTCCACGGCCGTCAACAGCGATGGCGGTTACCTGGTCGATCCGGTAACCTCGAAGACGGTCAAATCGGTCCTGGCTTCTACAGCGTCGATCCGGGCCGTCGCCAACGTGGTCAATGTGGAGGCATCCTCGTTCGACGTGCTGATCGACCGCAACGATGCGGGTGCCGGCTGGGCGAACGAGACCGCCTCTTCGACCGAGACCGGGACGCCGCAAATCGAGCGTATCTCCATTCCGCTCTTCGAACTGAACGCGCTGCCCAAGGCCAGCCAGCGGCTGCTGGACGATTCTGCCTTTGACATCGAGACCTGGCTGGCGGGCCGGATCGCCGACAAGTTTGCCCGGGCCGAGGCCGCTGCATTCGTCAGCGGCGACGGTGTGGACAAGCCCCGCGGTTTCCTCAACCACGCGAAGGTCGACAATGATGTCTGGGCCTGGGGCAATATCGGCTATGTGCCGACCGGAATCGATGGCGGCATCGGCGATGGCGATGCGATCATCGATGTGGTGTACGCTCTGGGCGCGCAGTACCGGGCTGCCGCAACCTTCGTGATGAACTCGAAGACCGCCGGTTCGCTGCGCAAGCTCAAGGATGGTGACGGGCGTCACCTTTGGTCCGACGGCTTCAGTTCGGGCGAGCCTGCGCGGCTGCTGGGCTATCCGGTCCTGATCGCCGAGGACATGCCGGATATCGAGACCGACACCTTTCCGATTGCCTTCGGCGATTTCTCGGCCGGTTACACCATTGCCGAACGTCCCGATCTGCGCGTGTTGCGCGATCCGTTCAGTGCAAAGCCGCATGTCCTGTTCTACGCGACCAAGCGCGTGGGCGGCGATGTCAGCGACTTTGCCGCGATCAAGCTGCTGCGCTGCGCCTTGGCCTGAGCCTGATCGCCTGAACATGGGGCCGGGCTGAAGGTTCCGGCTTCATGGGGCGCGCATTGTAAGAGAGCTTGCGTTGTCTAGCTGCTCCCCTCCGTCCGAGCAACGTGAGTGGTGCGCGCCCACCTTCCCCTGGCATTGGCGGAACCAAAGAGGTTTTCGGAGAAAGATCATGATGTTAGTCGAAGAAACTTCGGTGCCCGACGCGGCGCTTCCGGTCGAGGCGCTGAAGCGGCAGATCCGGCTGGGCAGCGGCTTTGCAGAGGATGACATGCAGGATGCGCTGCTGGCCTCGTTCCTGCGGGCGGCCATGTCCGCCATAGAGTCGCGGACGGGCAAGGTGTTGCTGCAACGGTCCTTCCAGCTGATGTTGAACGACTGGGACAACGCGGATCGTCAGCCAATCCCCGTGGCACCGGTGCAGTCGATCACACAGATCTCGCTGAACAGGCCTTTCTATCCTGGCACGGATCTGGGAACGCCGACTGTTCACGATCCCCTGGGAGTGAGCCAGATTCTGGATCCGATGCGGTATCGGCTGGAGATGGACACGCATATTCCGTGCGTTCGTCCGTGCACGGGAAGCTTTCCGGCTCTGGCTCCGGACCAAAGTGTGGTGATCCGGTTTGTGGCGGGCATGTCGCCGACCTTTGCAGGTTTGCCGCCGGACATCGCTCAGGCCGTGCTGATGCTTGCGGGGCATTTCGACGAATACCGGAACGAATATGGCCTGAGCCAGGGGTGCATGCCTTTTGGTGTCTCGAGCCTGATTGCGCGCTACTGCCCTATGCGTCTGGGGTTCACGTCATGAAGCTTCCTGTTCTAAATCGTGCGCTGGTACTTGAGGCCCCGATTTCCGTCCCGGACGGTGCGGGCGGGCAGATCGTCAGCTGGACGGCGCTGGGCACGCTTTGGGGCGAGCTCAGGCCAAGATCCGGGCGCGAAAGCACCGGCGAGGCGGGTCCCCTGTCGACGGCAAGCTACCGGATCACCGTGCGCGCCGCCCCGGCGGGCCAATCGAACCGCCCTGAACCGGGACAACGCATGGTTTTGGGACCCCGCCGTTTCCGCATCCTGGCCGTTACAGAAGCTGATGAACGCGCCCGGTATCTGAACTGCCTCGCGGAAGAGGAGGTCGCAGTATGAGTTATGCGAATGCGGCCGCGCTTCAGGCGGCAGTTTACCAGCATCTTCAAGCGGATGCAGCCGTGAGCGCTCGGGTCGGCAGTGACATCTACGATTCGCTGCCGCCGGGCCAGTTGCCGACGCTTTATGTCACGCTCGGGTCCGAAAAGGCGCGGGATGCGTCGGACGCGACAGGCGGCGGCGCCTGGCATGATCTGACAGTGGCCGTGGTCACGGACCAGTCCGGATTTTATGCCGCAAAGGAGGTGGCCGCCGCGATCAGCGACGCGCTTCAGGATGCGGACCTGGCGCTGAGCCGGGGCCGTCTGGTCGGACTTCGGTTCCTGCGGGCGCAGGCAAAACGGGAAAACGCGACGCTGCGCCGGGTGGAGATGACGTTCCGCGCCCGGGTCGAGGATACCTGAGCGGCGGGATGACTTTATCGCAGACCGGGCGGAGAGAATTCTGCCCTGGAAACCAACAATCAAGGAGTGACGGATATGGGTGCGCAGAATGGCAAGGATCTTCTGATCAAGGTGGACCTGACCGGCGATGGCCAGTTCCAGACCATCGCCGGCCTTCGGGCGACGCGTGTGAGTTTCAACGCTGACACCGTCGATGTCACCTCTCTGGAAAGCCAGGGGGGCTGGCGCGAACTGTTGGCTGGTGCGGGCGTCAAGACCGCGTCGATTTCAGGTTCGGGCGTGTTCAAGGACGACAGCACGGACGAACGGGCACGGCAGATCTTCTTTGACGGAGAGACGCCGAATTTTCAGGTCGTGATCCCGGCCTTCGGTGTGGTCGAGGGTGCGTTTCAGATGACAAGCCTGGAATATGCCGGATCGCACAACGGTGAGGCGACCTATGAGATGTCGCTTGCGTCGGCCGGCAGCCTCAGCTTTGTCGCGGCGGCCTGAAGCATGGCCAATCCGTGGCGCGGAGAGGTCGCGCTGGTCATCGACGGAAAACCGCATGTGATGCGGCTGACCCTGGGGGCCTTGGCCGAGCTTGAGGCGGGGCTGGAAAGCGGATCGCTTGTCGCATTGGTGGAGCGGTTCGAGATCGGCAATTTCACCACGCGTGATGTCCTGGCACTGATCGTGGCAGGGCTGCGCGGAGGCGGTTGGCAGGGCCGTGCCGCGGATCTGATGTCCGCTGAAATCGAGGGCGGGCCGTTGGCGGCTGCACGTGCTGCGGCGGAACTGCTGGCACGGGCCTTCATGCTGCCGGTGGAAGCGGGCGGCAATGGGTGACACGCGGGGCTTTGACTGGGCTGCGCTGATGCGGGCCGGTCTGCGCGGTCTGGGCCTGACGCCGGATCAGTTCTGGGCGCTAACGCCGGCCGAACTTCTGGTGCTTCTGGGCGACAGCAAAGGCACCGCACCCATGGGCCGCGCCCGGCTGGAGGAACTGGCCGCCGCCTATCCGGACAGAAAAGGAACGGACGATAAATGACTTCGAAACCTTGCAGGAACAGGTGGATGCCTTGGAAGCCTCGCTTGCGGGGGCGGGCAGCATGGCGGCCGGTTTCAATGCCGAAATGATTCGTATCCATCAGACCTTTGCCGACACCGGTCGCAGCGCGGCGCGGTTCGAAACCACGCTGGGCCGTGGCCTGTCCAAGGCGATCGACGGCGTGGTGCTGGATGGCATGAAGCTGTCAGGGGAATCGCAGTTGGATTTGAGGTTCTGA